NTTACAGCCTTATTTAATATTTATGTCAATATTCGGTCTCTTACTTTCTAAATCCTCATTTGCGGTTGTATCGGCTGGGATAGCAGGACTTATATATACATGGTTTGTCAGTAGAAAAATGGCCATAATTTTTATCTTGATTGCATTGATAATCATTCCTATATTCTTTACAAAGTTTGAAAAATTAGGTGTCTGGGATTTCGGAACCCGCTTAGGAGTATGGCGATACGGAATTAAAAGTACGATAAAAGGAAGAATAATACTTGAGAAAGATAATAAGATGATACAACTTGGGGCTAATCCTGTATTTGGCTATGGTTTCGGCTCTTGGTTACGGTTTTTCCCGTATGTGCCACAACAGAATGACCCGCCATTCTCATTTAATTATGCGGATGAGAAATTTACGCATGCTCATAATGATTTTGTTGAATTGTTTTTTGAACTAGGATATCTCGGGCTTATCTCGATGTTTCTATTAATGGGCGATTTCATAAAAAAATTCATAAAAGCACACAAAGATAAAGAGATGGTTCTTTATTTTTCATGCCTTATAGCATATCTTTTAAATTCTATGGGAAATTTCTTATCACAACTTGCGGTCTCAGGGATGTTTCTGATAATCTTTTACGGATTTTATGAAGGAAGGAAAAGAGAATTAAATGGGCAGACTTCCTAATTGGGCCAAAGGAGAGCAAAGGGAATGTGTTATTTGCGGATGGTGGCTCCCGGAAAGAGATACGCGCATAAGAAAACGGGATGGAAAATGGGTATGCAAATGGGACTATGATACCCTAACTGATAAAGAGAGAACAGAACAAGTAAGGTCTTAATAAGGAGGAGATGTATGAAAAGGATTTTTGTATTGTTTATGATTCTTAGTTTTTTAATTATAAGTCAAGCCGAGGCAAAAAGACGGACATACGATATTGCGCCTGTTATCAAGCAGGCGACTTACGACGATGCTCAAACCCAAATTTTTATATGGGAGATAGCCGATACGGGCTTTAATCATATTGTCTGCGATAGTTTTTTGATATCAAGTAATACTAATCAAAGAGTTACATTAGCCGCCTCGGATACTATTGTGAGAGTTCACGTGACAGCCTCCCGGCCTATTGTTTCTTCTTCAAGTTTTCTATGGAGAGGTAGCAGACAGGAAGCGATAAAAATAACGACTCAGCTAGGTGAGGTAAGCGTTACTCTGACAGGTTGGCAAGAGGAATAACAAAATGCAGGGTAGTCGCACATTACAGCCAATAATAAAGCCTAGGATTATACTTGATAAGTCTTTTCCTATTACTAGAGAACTTGAAGTAGGGGATAAAGGACAGGTGCTTATAACTGGGGTTATAGACAGCGAGCGAATAGATACACAACCAGATGGGACGGAGATTTTTATAAAGACTATAAGGCTTGAGAATGTGGAGTTGATAACAAACAAAACAGCGAGGCAATATGCCTGATAGCAAAATACCTGTTATGGAATCTATAGCACCATCTATATATCAGCCTACTTTTGATATTCCTGAAAGTATAACAATGAGTTTAGGAGATAAAAAAAGAGGTCAAAGAATAAAAGCTATAGTAAGTTATACGGTAATAGAGAAAACAAAAAATTACACGATTTTAAGAATAAATAATTTTTTTCTTAATCCTTCGGCAAGGAGATTTTGAAAATGTATAATTATGAGGAGTTAAAGGAACGGGTTGCTATTTTAGTAGGACGCTCAGGCGATTCTGATTTTAAAAGTAAAATAGGCGTGTGGCTTAATTTGGGGATAGAGTTTCTAGAGAATACATATGATTACTGGAACGAGTTGCAGGACATATATAATTTTACCACCGTAGCAGACCGAGAATCATATCCTATGCCAAATCAATTCATCAAACCTTTAAGAATATATGATTTAACAAATAATAAACATTTAACAATTAAAGCTGAGGAAGAATATTTTGACGGAAATATATCTAATATAGCGGATGCCGAGACAGGAGTTCCTGAATACGCAAGGCTTTTCGGCATATCAGGCTCAAGGGTTGAAATTTCAACATCAGGCAAGACCTTGCAGGCAAAAAGCTCCTCCGCCTCAGATACCAACTCGCCTGTCGTAAGAATAAGGGGATATACCGACACAAACCATTTAATAGAGGAATTTGAGGATATAACTATATCATCTTCAACGCCTACGACATATGCCACAGCTACAACACCTAAGACATTCTATAAATTGACTCATGTTTCCAAGTCCATAGATACTGTAGGTTATATTACGCTAGCTGATTCAGATGGTACTATTCTAGAATATCTTAATCCTGTAGGCAGGGTGGCGCGTCATAAGATATTAAAATTAGGATTAATACCTGCTGATGCTTATTCAATGAGAACCTTATTTAAGAAAACAGCGGTTAAGATGATTAATGATAATGATTATCCCTTTACCGAATGTGATGATTTTCTGATTCTGGATTCATGGGGTTGGGCTTTAAGTCAGGAGAAAGAGACAATGGAAAGAGCGGTGACTATCTGGAGTAAAGCCGAAAGAGCGCTACATGCTATTTTAACAAGGGAGATGGGTAAATTGGGGCCTGATTTTCAGCATAAGATTACGTCAAAGTGGCTAGTGTCACATCGCAGATAATGAAAAAATTATTATCATTTTTAATTATATATTTTCTTTTATTGACTTCTTCTATTTTTCCTCAAGAAGGATTGCAAAAGGCAAGGATAGATGATTTTTCAGGTGGACAAAATTCCTATGATTTAGCGGATATAATAAGTCCCAATCAAGGTGTTTCCATGAAAAATATTGTTCTTTCCAAAAAGGGACACCTTACAACAAGAAAAGGTCAAGCTTTATTTGCTAATGATGTATCCGATACTGCCTTTACAGGTTTAGGAGTTTTCTATCCTGATGTAACTACAGATTATATAATAGCAGCTTCTGGCGTAAGTATTGTGCGCTCAACTACCGCAGGTGCTGATTGGACAATACTTAATGCAAGTAACCCGCTTACAACAGGAAAAGATACAGAGTTTATTCAGGCTAATAACTTTTTAGTTATTTTAAATGGTCAAGATTCACCTCCCTTTTATGATGGTACAACATGGTATGCCGGAGGAGCAACAGCTTCGCCACCCGTAACGACAACAGGAGCATGGCTTCTTAATTATCTTTTTGTTGCAGGAAATCCTACTAATTATGATAGGGTTTATTTCTCAAATAATCTTAATCCGCGCTGGTTTACTTCGACGGATATTGTAAATATAAACGCTGGCGATGGACAGAAAATACAGAGACTTGAAGCATTTAGATTATTTGAGCTTATTGTTTATAAAGAAAGAAGTATTTATGTTCTTGATATAGAAGGCACAACGCCTCTTGTTGATTGGACAGTTCAGCCGATAACAAGAACCATAGGTTGTGTCGCTCCGCGCTCAGTGGTGAATATGGGAAATGACCAATGGTTTTTATCAAGCGATCCTATAGCGGTGAGAAGTTTAGTAAGGTCAAGTTTTGATAAAATTCTTATAGATATGGTCTCAAAACCCATACAAGATATTTTTGATGGAACGGGCTCAACAACTATAAATACAACTGTTATAGATAAAGCCTGCGCGGTTCTTTTTGATGATAAATATATTTTGGCTATAGCCGTAGGTACATCAAGTGTCAATAATTATGTAGTTGTCTACGATTTTATAACAAAATCTTGGTATGTGATAGATGGCTGGTATCCAGCGGCTTGGGTAGTTTTTAATAGCAATCTTTATTATATAGATTCCAACGATGGAAGGGCAGTGCAATGTTTTACGGGAACGACCGGAGATTTGACAGTTGGGCCGATAGTAACGATAGCGGCCTCGGAGCCTACGGTTGCTATATCGTATGAGTATATATGTAAGAATTTAGATTTTGATAATCCAGAGAATTATAAAATGCCTGATGCTTTAGAATTAGAATTTATGACAACAGGTGATTATACGGCAACTATAAATATGGAATTAGATGATGGAGGTTATCAAAATATTGGAACAGTCAATCTTGCAGGTGATGCTCCGACCTTACCTATTAATTTACCTTTTACATTAGGAGGAAGTGGTGTTGCAAGAGAAACATTTCATTTACAAGGATATGGTGAATTTAGAAAAATGAATGTGAAAGTGACACAGAGCACGCTGGGGCAAACATGTGATTTATCGAGATTTACGGCTTTTGCTCGTGTTAAACCTTGGAGGCGAGAATGAAGAAAATATTTTTATTATTATTTTTGTTGTTATTTATTTCAACAAAAGTTTATGCAGGAACGGCAACTCGTTATTTTATCTATCAGACTAATTCGCAAGTAACGGCTGTTAATCTTAATGGAAACATTAATAATTTACAAACAGTAATTAATGGCGGATTGGATAACGATAATGCCGATACATCCAGCGGTTTTAGATTTTATGAGGTCTTAGGTTCTTTGCCTTCGGCTGCAACGCAAGGAAGAGCAGTTTATCTTACGACGGATGACACAATGAATTTTGATAATGGCTCGGCTTTTCTTAAGGTTATTGCTCCCTCTGGTACACCAGCGCAAGGAAACGTTGTTTTCCATGATGGCACAGATTGGTCACGACTTGCAGTTGGTACATCAGGTCAATTCTTAAAAACACAAGGCGCAAGTAATGATGTAGTTTGGGCATCTGTTGCACCGATATGGAAGGCCACAAATTCTTTATCTTTAGATTTGAATGGTCAAGGTGATGTTGCATTTACAGATGTAGATTTAACTTCTGTTACGTCAGCTAATGCAACTGCGGTAGTATGCAGGGTTTTGCTTAGAAATACGACAGCAGGTGAATATGCTGTCGCAAGATTTAGAAAAAATGGCGATACGCCTACTTATGGAGCGGAGATTAGAGTAACTGATGCACAGGGTGGCGATACTGGCGATGTAAATATAATAATAGTGGCATGTGACACAGGTGAAATTATTGAATATGATATTGATACAGAGACTTCAAATACAGTCGTTTTACAATTAGCGATTCTGGGTTATTGGGAATAAGGAGGAGATTATGAGGATAATTATAACAATATTGTTTCTATTATTAACTGTAATTTGTTACGCCGATATAGATAAACCTAATATTCTTATAAGGAAGTCCGACAATAAAGTTATTGGTGTAGGATATAGTAATTTTGAAGGTATTAAGAATCCTAATAAATATAAAGTTCAACAAATAGAATTATCTGAAATGGCAGGATATTCTGGACAAATGGCGATAGATATTGAGGAAGAAGTTAAAAATCAAAAAGAAGAAAAAGAAGGAAAAAAAGATAAAGCTAAAAATAAATTAAAATCATTGGGATTTACTGACGAGGAAATAGAAGGATTATTTTAATAAGGAGTGCATATGAAAAAGATTGCGGAATACAAAATCACGGTTTTAAAAAAGGATGACTATAAAAAAATAGTTCCGCATTTTTGGGCAATTGAGTCAGGCGGATTTGCTAATCAGAGGACAAAAAAAGCATACATCAGAGATACAGGTAATAAGAAGTTAAATAACCAGATTATCGAGCATGAGATGGAGGAGCTTCTTGTAAGTAACTCCCCCCATGAATACGATGGCATACGATATGGATTTTTTAGCGATTTATGGGAAGATGTAAAAGATGTAGTTTCTGATGTTTGGGATCCCGTTCAAGAGCATGTTATTGACCCACTTAAAGGTGTAATTGGTGAAAAAGGAGTAGGAGCAGGTCTTGGTACTATAGCGTCACTTGGCCTTGCACCTTTTACAGGTGGTGCTTCTTTAGCTCTAATGCCTTACATGGCTGCGGGTGGTGGCATGATTGGCGGGGCAATGGAAGAAGAAGGGAATTTATTACAAAATATTTTAACTGGTGGGCTTACAGGCTATGGCATGGGTACTATGGGAGCTGAATTAGGCGGAATAGATGTAGCAAATATATTCGGAGGCGCAGGGACACTTCCCCCACCTGGAGGTTTTGATCCTAATGAATGGGCAAAAATGAGTCCTCAACAGCAGCAAGGCTTGTGGCAAAATTTACAACGCATTAATCCTGCTTTGCAAATACCAGGAGGAGGCGGAGATTTATTACAAGATTTATTAGG